CTACGCTACCGCATTCCATGAATTGTCGCACTGGACAGGCGCGAAGCATAGGTTAGATCGTTCGTTGGATAAGGGTAGATTCGGTAATCCTGCGTACGCGTTTGAGGAATTAGTCGCAGAAATATCTGCAGCATATCTGTGCGCTGATTATAAAATCCAAGGTGAATTACGCCATGCCGGATATATCCAAAGCTGGCTCAAAGCGTGTAAGGATGATTCTAAAGCAATTTTCAAAGCTGCCGCACACGCTCAACGTGCTACCGATTACATCAATACTCTTGATGTTAATGTTGCAATAGCTGCATAGTGCTAACTGGTATACGCTTATTAAATAGGCGCTATCGGATTATCACTTGATAATCATAATATATTAGAAAGGCATATATGAAACTTGAAACTGCGCTCTGTATCTATACCGAATATGATGGCGATTTTGCTCATATCAAAGCGTACGCTTGTAAACCGGTATTAAATGCTAATTATAGCAATCACCAACCGGAACCGGTTGATCGTTACGATCATCCGTTACATGCACTTATTTTACACTCGCAAGCTAACCGTGGTTACCATTGGACAGGCATGTATGGCATGGAAGTGACAATCGAATGCCACGAGCGTGTTGATCTAAATCTTGCTAAGAAAACGGTAGCTATTCTTGCGCCTATTGATCGCAAGATACAGAAAATGCAATCCCAGGAAGGCGAGACTAAATCATATGGGCAGTGGCTTAATCGCGTAGCACGTGCGATTGATGCGAAAACCGTATATTTCCGCAATATCAAGGGAAGATACATTGGTGCTACCGGAGGCGATATCGTTTACTACGGAGATAATTGCGAGAAAACGGTAGAAGAATGGGCCAATCCGGTATCTGCTGAGAAATCTGCGTAATATATTCATAATGCGCTGTGACAGAGCGCATTGTGAGCAATATTGCTCATATATGATTGATAGGATAGTGAAATGAAAACGAGAATTGTACGTGACCGAAAGGTGGGATGCGGCTACACGCTAATGTGCGCTCCGAGCATAGCGATGCTGAATCGCCAGCGCATTTATTCTAGTTGGTTCGCATACCGCCATGAAGCCGCCGCGTATCTTGCGGAAAGGGAGAGTAAATAATATCTCTCATAATGCGCCTTTTAACCAGGGCGCATTGTGAGCTATGTTGCTCAATTTATAATTGATAGGATATACATATGGATGATTACAATCACGTACAGATATTAAATGCATATATATCCAGGCTTACATTAGCCGATATAACTAATATCAGAGATCACGTAGAACGCTGCGTACATGCTCAATTAAATAATTCAACGCCCACACAATTAAAAGAACAGTCCGGACTGTATGCTGCCGTATGCAATTCAATCAATAATCTTATACGGCATGATAAGAATCTTATAAACATAATAGTTAACGCTAATATATCGGGGACATTATGATTAATCATACGACAGGCCAATGGCGATTCCAGGACAATGCACAGAACTGGAAAACCAATCCATACTCTATAACTGTACGCGCCCCAGGCGTAAACAGCGTAACAATTGCGAATTGTCCATCACGCGCAAAAATACCAGCGCCCCAGGCTCGCGCTAATGCTCTATTGATAGCGGCAGCGCCCGATATGCTCAAGCTGCTCTGGAGCATTAAATCGCATTTGTACTCAGGCGCGTCGTTACATGCCGGCTCACAGCTATTCGACGATGACCTGCCCATACATATGTTGATAGACGGTGTTATTAACCAGGCCACGAAAGGTAGGACAGAATGAACGAAAATAACCATACGCGCGATTCGGAGGAAATGGAATCCCTGCGATTCGACAGGGATCAATTGCAGATGATGCTACGAGTAGCACTCGAAGAACTGGAGCGCGCCAACCCAGGCGCGGCCTGCATCAAACAGATTATCGCAACCCTTAAATTTTGCACCCAATAAAAGGTATGTATATGATTGATATAGATTATTTAATAATGGTAGGCATAGTGTCCATGTATATTATCGCGGATCTGGTAACGCGTTATCCGCTGTAAATAGTTGGGCGGAAACTTTTCGCCCAGTTATTTACGCATAACCTAGTTATTTCTATTGACATATATTTATAAAATGGAGTCTACAAATGAATAAATACACCATTAAATTCAACGGCAGATTAGTAGGGGCAATAGGGGTATTCCAAGATTTCTCCCTTACTGTATTCGCAGTATCCTATGACCAGGCCATTCTGAAACTCTACGATACGCATGACCACATCAGAATAATCGAGGTAACACAATGAACGAAACCCCCGATTAACTTGTTAGAAAGGTATCGTATGCAATTATCAGACGCGATTGAACATGGTTTAGCTACTCTTGGATGGAACGCGCAGCCCCCAGGCTGGCAGTGGGTAGACTATGGCGCGGTATGCGCTTGGGTAGATCCAGAGGCAGTGGGTATGATCGAAGGCAGGATAGAATGGGAAAAGTGTTGACAATCCTATGCTCGCGGGATTAATCTGCGTCTAATCGTGTGACGCGATATGAGAGCCGATTAGCCTGTCCCCTACCCCATAGCAATGTGGGGCGTCACTAGGGGATGGACTAATCGGCTTTTTTTTCGCCCCTCACGCGAGAACGAAACGGGGGCATAACCCACCCCTTGGGACTGCTTGGCGGCAAACCCAGATAAACGTGTCTAATGGGGCATGTGGTCACTTCCGAGAGGATCGGGCCAGAGTAAAACCCAGTCTACACATTGTAGATAGACTAGATAAACGAGAGCCAGATGTACCACGTTACATATATGTAACGGGTGAGGTTGTATGTCTGCAGTACGCAGCGGAATACTTAGCACCTTGGCCGGTTTAGCATCGTCGAGGTGACTGAGTGAGAGTCAAAAGCTACATACTAGGATATAGATTTTAAAGGCAGGGCTTGCAATATCACAATTAACCGTGATAACGTATTAATCGCAACATGTATCATTAATCATTCATAGGAGATTCACATGGACTTTTGCATAAATTGTATACATTTCTTGATGAAACCCAACGATGATAAGCACGAGTACGCGAGGTGCGGTCGTCGCGGTACCCCCAATCCGGTAACCGGCATTATGAGCTTTCCGTATTGCAATTCGGAGCGCACCTACTCTACCGGTACCTGCGCCGATGGTAAGCATTTCCAACAGACTGTGGAGAAAAACAATGAGTAACAATCAAGCAGACTTTGAACCCGCGCACCGCGCACTGGGTATCTATAGCGGAGATGCACGTAGGATCGTCCAGGGCAGGGCTGTAGACGTTTATCTCACTAAGATAGGCGAGCGTATCCCTGAAGATATCAGCGGCTTGGAAAACGTGCAGTGGGGCTTGCGTCTGCAAGATCCTATCGGCAAAGCAGTAGGCGATCGGCTTAACGTACAACTGAAAGAGTTGGACGTAGAGATAACGCACAGGCTGCACCCTTGGATGAAATCGCATTTCGATTTCGTATCCGAGGATAACAAGACTCTGTACGAGATCAAGAACTACGGCAGCCACGCACGTAACAAGTTTGGGGACGATGGCAGCCAGGACATACCAATCGGGGACATGGCTCAACTGATACATGAGTGCGCCGTTCTTAACTTATCCTCTATCAATTTATGCGTCTTGTTTGGAGGGCAAGAACTCTGTATCTACCCGTTCGAGATTGACGATGCGCTGAAGGAATCATTAATCATTCAGGAGGCGGCGGTATGGGCGGCAGTCCAGACGCGGCAACCACCGGAGCCTACGCATCCAGATGATATAAAGGCACTCTGGAAAAGGGACGACGGGACTACGATGGTGGTTGGAGATCAGGTAGCAGCAGCATGTTCTAGGTTGCGGTACATCAAGGACGGTATCAAGAAACTGGAAACTGAAGAGGAGGATCTGACTGGCATGATTCAGCAATCAATGCGAGATCATGCGACGATGAAGGACAGCCAGGGCAAGATCCTCGCTACGTGGAAAACAGCCAAGGGTTCGGCAAGGTTTGACATTAAGCGATTCAAGGAGGAGTTGCCCGAAACATACGAGCGTTACGTTATTAGTACGGATGGTTCCAGGAGGTTCTTAGTCAAATGACATGGCTAATAAGCAAAGCAATGATGGATGCTTGCTCGAACTTGCACTCTTTGCCGGCGCTGGCGGAGGAATACTTGGAGGACACCTCCTCGGATGGCGAACCGTCTGCGCAGTTGAATTGGAACCCTACCCCGCAAGCGTACTTGTCGCAAGACAGAATGACGGCCTTCTCCCGGCTTTCCCGATTTGGGATGACGTTTGCACCTTTGACGGAAAGCCGTGGCGAGGAATTGTTGACGTTGTATCTGGCGGGTTTCCCTGTCAAGACATTAGCGCGGCGGGGGGGGGGGCAGGAATCACCGGCAGCAGATCAGGACTATGGAAAGAGATGGCAAGGATTATTGGCGAGGTTCGACCCCGCTACGCGTTTGTGGAAAACAGCCCAATGCTCGCTTCTAGAGGACTTGGAACAGTCCTTGCAGATTTGGCCGCAATGGGGTTCGATGCGGAATGGTGCTGTTTATCTGCGGCAGATTGTGGGGCTTGGCATGAGAGAAACAGGATTTGGATACTTGCTACCAACACTAAATACATCGGGGCTAGATGGAGGGAGCAACAGCCGGAAGGCGAACAAGAAAAGATTAATGCTACCGACCATAAAAAAACAGAATATGAGACATGCGATTTCCAGGCACATAAAACCGATAACAGACCATTGGGAATCAAATCTTGGGGAGGTTTTAGTGGCGTTGACGGGATTGAAAAAGTGGTCTCCAGATTTTGCAGAATGGATGATGGGATGGCCAATAGGGTACACAGAATTAGCGCCCTTGGAAACGGACAGGTTCCGATTGTGGCAGCAACAGCATTCAAACTTCTCGCGGGGGAATTAAATGAAATACGATGATCTTCAGGCGCTGGCGAAGGAATATAACGACATGGCAGAAACTGGCTCTCGCATGTGGACGGATTTGCAGACAATGACTGCCAGGATGCGGGATATTAGAAATTTGATAGATGAAGAAAGGCCAGGATGCTACGACGAAATATCCCTGCTGTTCGGTGGTGAATTGATAATAGATGCATTGCCTGATAGCAAATAAACCTATTTATATATCGGAGATAACATGAATGATTTAGTACCTGTAGAACAGATCCAGTTAATGGCGAACGCTGTAGCTAAAAGCGGATTGTTTGGGATGAAAACGCCGGAACAGGCGATGGCGCTGATGCTGGTAGCGCAAGCAGAAGGATATAGTCCTGCACTGGCTGCGCGTGATTACCACATTATCCAGGGTAGACCAGCGTTAAAAGCTGATGCAATGCTGGCTAGGTTTCAGATGGCTGGTGGTAAAGTTGAGTGGGTAACCTATACGGACACCGAGGTTAAGGCCACGTTCTCTCACGCGCAGGGCGGCTCCATCACTCTCAGTTGGACGTTTGCACAAGCTGCTCGTATTGGGCTTACCAGTAAAGACAATTGGAAGAACTATCCCCGCGCAATGCTGAGAGCCAGGGTTATCTCTGAGGGAATACGGACGGTATACCCAGGCTGTGTCGTAGGAGTATATACGCCGGAGGAAGTGAACGACTTTGCGCCGGCTGAACGCGATGTAACGCCAGCGCCGGCAGCGGTGGTTGTGCCGGAGATACCGGAGGAGGAAGTCCCCAATCCGTGGGATTTTAATATCCCAGGAAAGACCAGCACCAACTATCCGTCTAAACAGGAATGGATTGATGGGATGATTGCCTTGGCTGGCAAGCTGGCAAATACTAAGCTGTCTGATGTTGCGAAACAGGAAAAAATGACTGCTCTGAAAATGGCTAATACGAAGTCATTATCCAGGATGGGAATAATGGAATCTAGCGAACTGTTCCGCACGATTGACGCGATTCTATCCCCTGCGCCGGCAGAGATTGAGGACGACGCTAACCCAAAATCAGAGTTGCTGGACAGAATAAGTTGATATTGGACAGGCTCAAGGAGGCTCCTCTTACGCCCCTTGAGTCTTTAAACAAATTCGGGATTATGCGATTGGCATCTCGGATACATGAACTGCGTAGGTTAGGTATATCAATCAAAAGTGTAACAGTGAGAGAAGGGGATAAGACCTTCAGTAAATATTACTTAGGAACCTGATGGATAATGATTATAAAGCCAAGAAGTTAATAGACGGTAAAGGTGTACTTTTTACTAACCTGAACAAAATAGATGATTACTCTCCAGATATGAAAGGCGAACTCTTATACAAAGGTGAATTGATTAGATTAGGTGGCTGGATACGTGAGACAAAAATGGGAAGATTAATATCAATCGGCGTAGATAAAGTTAAAGGAGATGACAACTATGGCAATAGCTAATGTTCCAGAGCCAGGGAAGGGTGTACTGTTCAGCAATGATAAAAAGGGGAACTCAAAAGCTCCTGACTTCAAGGGTAACTTGATGACCAAGGAAGGAGTCCTTATCAAGATCAGCGCATGGAAGCGCGTAAGCTCGTACGGAGAACTAATCAGTCTCGCGCATGATACATATACTGCAACGCAGCAATACCCGAAAGAAGTGGGTAACGATGATGATGTACCGTTCTGATGAAGCTGTTTATCGCAACACCGATGTACGGCGGTATGTGTACCGGATATTACGCCCAGGCGTTAATCAACCTGTCGCGTGATATTCGATGCGAAATCATCTATTCATTTATGTTCAATGAGTCTTTGATACCACGCGCACGTAATGCCCTGGCACATGGTTTTCTCAAGACTGATGCTACTCATATGATGTTTATTGATGCAGATATTAACTTTAGACCTGCTGACATAACTCTAATGATAGAAGCAGATAAGGAAATAATCTGCGGTATCTATCCGAAAAAAGAGATCAACTGGAATACTATCAAAAATGCATTTGATAAGAATGTTCCCCTGGATCAGATGAAGTTGCATACCGGCAGCTTCGTAGTCAATCTCGTTGATTACAAACCAGAGGTTACGGTTCCTATCCATCAGCCGGTGGAGATCTGGAACGGAGGGACAGGCTTTATGTTAATCAAGCGCGAGGTTTACGAGAAACTGGCAGACCAGGTACCTAAATATACCAACGATGTACACGACCTTGGAGGCACTCTCAAGCAAGACGAAATCAGCGAATACTTTGCGACCAGTATAGAGGAAGGCACTAATCGTTTACTCTCAGAGGACTATCATTTCTGCAATATCTGGAGGAAAGCGGGGGGAACCGTATGGGCTGCACCTTGGGCTAAGCTGGCTCATATCGGAACCTATGCGTTTGAAGGGCAGTTGCTGCAATCCACATGATTACAGTTGCATCATTTGGGGGAGGAACAGACTCTACTGCAATGCTAATAGGAATGTGGCAGCGGAAAGAGCCTGTAGACTTGATTCTGTTCGCAGATACGGGCGGGGAGAAGCCGCACACGTATGAACATATCAAGCGGTTCAGCGAATGGCTGGCGGCGCATGGGTTTCCTGAAATAACCGTAGTGAAGTCTCCGAACGTAACGCTTGAGGAAGATGTTTTAAAACGCAAAACACTTCCGTCTATTGCTTTCGGATTTAAAACATGCAGCCAACGGTTTAAAGCGGAGCCTTGCAACAAATACATCAGAAACTGGAAAACAGCAAAAGACGCTTGGAAGCGCGGCGAAAAAATAACCATGCTGATCGGCTACGAATATGGCGAGGAACGCAGGGCTAAGAATTACGACGACGAAAAAAAGACTGTGCGCTATCCGTTGATCGAATGGCGATGGAATAGGTCGAAGTGCGTCGGCGTAAACGCATCTCAGTCATTCAATGTTCAGAAATCTGCTTGTTTTTTTTGCCCATCATCCAAAGCGCAAGAAATCAAACAACTTGCAAAACAATATCCAGAACTTGCTGTTAGAGCCGTGGCAATGGAGAAAAACGCCGTTCTGACAGACATCAAAGGGCTTGGCCGCAATTACTCATGGGCTGATCTTATTGAATTTAATGATAAACAAGTAAAATTATTTGATGATGATTGGTCTACAGCAGAAATTCCATGTGGTTGCTATGATGGATAAATAATGAGCGACGCATCCAGCAGAGGCCGGCGTAACCGGCAGCGGGGACAGGAGGGTGAGCGCGAGGTAGGCGCAATACTCTCTGAATCCCTGGGTAAGCCGGTTAAACGCCTATTGGGGCAAGAGCGCGATATGGGGGCAGATATACATACGCCCCCGTATCGGTGGGAGATTAAGCGTCGTAAACGGATAGGGCTTATATATGATTGGATGCAGGAAGCGCAGAACAGCCTCCAGGA